GGCCAGTGTGCGCGGCGTAGTAACGCAACGGCACCCTGAATTTCTTGTAGCGCTTCGCACTGTCAAGTAGTCGCATCGTGCGCGACTCTTCCAACGTACTCTTCGCCGAGATGCGCGCGGCGAGAATCGACGCAACGACCGGATCGTCTGCCCATTCCTCTTCCAGCTCTTTCCATGCGGGATCGGTCTTGGAGAACGCGTATGTGATTTGTCCGGTGGTCGGACTGATCTTCGTCGGGACTTCTACGCCATAGCGCGTCAGGACATCGGCGAACTTCACGTTCGACATCAAATCCGCCTTCTGTATATCTGCCGGCAGTGAGTTGAGTGCTTGCTCCTTCTTCGCACGTACTTCGGCAAGCAGCTCGGCGAGCAAGTCGGCATCCAGCTCGAACTGCGGTTGCAGGTACATCCGCAGCGTCATGTCCATGATCTCCAACTCGTCGCGCGGGAATTGCGGGACCAGATACTTGAACAGGCGAAACTCACCTTCCACATCGGTCATGCAGTAGTCAGCGTACTCCTCCAGCTCGCGCTTGGTGAGTGACTGCCGCGTACGCCCGACCATGTTGTAGACGGCTGTACCTTTGTGGATGCCAAGATCCAAGTGCTTCAGGCACGAGTCGAGCGAGATGCTGCGGAGGAAGGGCTTCAACTGCGCCTGCGCCATCATCATCGTGTCGAAGTACATCGCAGGGTAGATGCCGAAGTGATGTGCGAGGATCAAACCATCGAACATCATGTTGTGAGCGAGCAGCGCGCACTCGTGCAGGCGTAGCTCGTGAAGATGCGCGCCGATCTGTGCCTTCGTGCCAGTGATCCAGTACGGCGCTTCGTTGTTGATCTTGATGCCAACGAGAATGATCTCGAAGCGCGGATCGGTGACGTAGTCCTCAGTGGTGAGTTTCTTGAGCGAGTACTCGTTGTCGTAGTACGTCTCGAAATCGAGTGTGACGAAGCGCATCAGATCTGCACCTGCGGCCGGTTATTTGCCGTGACTTCCACGTTGTCGCTTCTCCTCCTCTAGCAGCTCTTCATCGAGGCGCTGAAGCTCCTCCCATTCCTCGTCAGTGAACTCGTTGGGCATGTACCGCGGGCCAATAAACGACACGCCTTCACATCCAGCGACATGGCCGATGTACTTCTTCAATAACTCGCGGTAGTTCACGATCAGTCCCTCCTGTTACAGCGTTCAGATCCGAAGGTTTTTATTGTGTCGGTCATGCTTCGCTCCTTGATCATATCTGCAAACCATGTCGTCGTAGTTGTGCGCGGATGTTGTAGATCGCGCGGTGATCTGATGGTGTACTGGCGCTGAACACCACAGCGCCAGTCGGCGAGACCCACTTCACGTGATTGCCTCGTGTCTTCGCGACGCTCCATCCTGCGCCCTGCGCTGCCTCCACGAGCGGCTGCCAGTCTCGTGGAAGGTTCAGCGATACTCGCGCGTTCATGGCGCGTCAGTTTTTACCGGACCGAACCGCGTCGCAAGGTGACATTCCCCGGCCAGCGCGGCGTAGCCGGCCATGTCCACGTAGCTGTCGAGCTTGGGTTTGCCACTCGTGCTGCGAGCGAGCTTGAGGCATAGGAGAAAGCGCCAGCCATCGAGTTCTGATAACTCGATTCCTGTAAACGCCTTGAAAATCTCGACGGTCTTTTTCATCGAGCGCTCGCCGCCCTGATACCCCTTGCCGTCGTAGTCCGCCGCGCGTTGGAACAGGGTCTTCTTGGCTTCCTCCAGAATCTTATCTGGAGCGATGTTTCCGTTACTTGCCACGGCGCACCCCCTGCTTCTTGGAGCCGCGCTTCACGGTGATGGCCCGATCCAGCCGCCGCCCGCCGTTCGCTGCCTGTGCGGCCTCCCACGAAACATTCCAGCGCGTTGTGGCCCAATGCTCCTTCTTCATCGGCGGACAGTCGGGATGCAGGAAGGCGAACTGCATGGACGGTCGCATCGCGTCCATCATCGTGTTGAAAACCTTCTTGGCGTGATTACTCCATTTACACCACATCTTCTGAGGGACCTTGTACCGGTTCTTCACCGGCTGCCCGAGCTTCGGATTCGTCATTTCGTGTTGCTCCCAAAAAGATCACCGCTGATTCAAATAATTCGGGGAGGTACTAAGCGAAAATCTTACACACGAAATGATGATAGTCAACTCGCTCGCGCAGACAAAATAAAACCCCCGATGAGGGCGCAGCGTAGAACTGACGCTTGGCTCATCGGGGGTTGCGTGTTTTAGATCTCAACGCTGATCGGTCATTCGCCGAACAATATCCATGTCAGCACTGGCAATTGTGCGCGGTCAACAGCTCTGCTATCCGGCAGAGCTTGTCTGCCCGGCGCTGAGCGGCGGCGGACATGCCAGCCACAGCCTCGGCGACATCGCGCAATGCTGCGAGGCAGTCCTCAAGGTCTGAGAGGGGTCCCGACGTGCTCCACGAGACCACATCACGCGGCGTGGCCGGCGAGTCCGTCCACGTGACGCGACAGTAGTCGCGGAAGTCCGAATGAGTACCCCGGTAGGTCCGCCGCGCGAGCGAGCCGTCACGGCGCAACACGTACGCCCATCCCGATACCCGGCCCGTCACTGCATACTGAGCGCGAGGGTGCTCGCGCTCGCCTATCCCGGTCAGGATGATGCTGCCGTCATGGCACTGCCGGCGGCGCAGTATCAGAGCCCGTCTGTCGTAGTTCCACGGCAGGGGTCGGCGTCGCGTCAGCGCGCGCAGTCCCGGCCGCACCACGTCTATCGTGGCAGCCAGGATATCGGCAGCTGCCTGGATTGCGGCGTCGTCGGCCGCCTGGGCCTGCACAACGGCCGGCATGGCCGTCTCGATCTGAGTTGTCAGCGTGTTCGTCGTCATTGTGTTCATCGTCGTCTCCCATCCTAACAGTGAAGTATTGAGACATTCGTCACACAGTGTGTGACTCAAATCATCGGCTCGATTGATCCGACTTCCTGTGCGTCGATCTCAGGCAACATCAGGCACTCTGCAATTATCGTTGTAAAACGCTCAAACGCCGCTGGACGGAATTGTTCTATCAGAACTTTTTTCCCTAGCTTATGATCCCACACAAGCAATTCGTCAGGCAGCTTCGATTTCATCTTGGCAGAATTGATTTTCTCCCTGCCTTTCTCGTTGAAGAACCCCAAAAGATCGGGCCAGATTCGATACACCTGCCCATAGGTCCTACAGAAATCCGCCACGATTTCGAGCTTTGCCAGCAACTCATCGCGCTCATCCTTGTGCTGCTTCCATATGGGGAACCAATCCATGATCGGCTTTGCTAACTCAATAGGAACATCGCCCCATTCCACGATCGTGTTGAAGCGCTGCTTAGCCGGCATCTGCTGCGGCAGACACACCGTGATACGGTACTTCTTCGAGTCTAACTCGTAGTTCGTTATCAACAACACAGAGCTCGTCTTGAACAAGCTCTCCCTGTAAGGGAACAACAGCTCGATTGCCGCTCGCTCTTGCTTCGTCCACGCAAGCCAATACAGATCTTCCGCCGCTACCGGAAACGGCGCGAGTATGCGACGACGATTATCCATCAGCCGTCCGATCTTTTTTATCAGGTCTTCCTTTACGAACCCCTGCGCCCCTGTCACTCTGCGCTCTCTTCTTCGCTCACCCATTTTCCACTTCTCCCGTATAGAAGTTCACCCATGCCGTCAGTGGAGGATTCCTCTCAGGCAGCATGGCTGCGGTTGTCAGCTGCGTGATCAGATACTCCTTGTCGGCAGGCCGTATGGCACGCGCTACCTTCGTCTTGAGCAGTTCGCGCTCGTTGAACGACAGTGGATCGTTCATGCGTTTGAACGTCACGAAGTTCAGCAGCTCAGGCCACGTATACCGCACCTGCGCTGCCGTCGAGACGAACTTGGAGTAGACATCGATTATCTTCATCGCGCGATCGATCTCGTTCTCGATCTCGAATGCCTGCGTTGCCCACTCGTGGATCTCGCTTGCCTTCGGATGATCGGCGTTGAGGAAGAACGGTGTCTGCTGTGAATTGCGCGGGAGCGGCACGTGGTTCGGTGCTCGAAACCAGAACACCTTCTCGAACCCACGTGCCCCACGCGTCGCCTCAAGGTACTGCTCTAGGGGCTCGACACACACGTGTAGAATGTCCGGGTCGCACGTGCCCAACGGTAGTGGGGCGTTCGGACGGTGTGGTAGATGGAACATGGTGAGCAAGAGATTGTTCGCCTTGCTCGGCAGTGGACGGTCTCCTTTGAAAAACCCATCGTCATGCCACTTGCGGATCACGTCGGGAACGCATCCGAAGTAGGTCTCGTCCGGGGTGCACGGGAAGGGTAACGTGAAGCGCAGCCGGTGGAGATACTTCGCCACCTGCTCACGCAAACGCATCCGAAGTAGGTCTCGTCCGGGGTGCACGGTCGGGATGTCGCTCATTCGCAGTACTTTCCCCGTCGCCATCACGAGGGGGAGTTGCAGTTGCTTCGCCATAGGCTCAATCCTCATGCTTTGATCTTAATTTCGATCTCTTCGCCCCACGGTGCCTTGACGCTTGTCGTCTTGCACCAAATGGTCGGATACGCCGGCTCCTGAGGAGGGAAGTCGCCGTACATGTCCGTGAAGTAGATCAACGCACTCGGGGTCACCCCTTCCTTGTCCACCCACTCGAACGGTGGACGGAACGACGTGCCGCCGCCTCCGCCGAGCTTCGGTGGATTGTCCTTCAGCGAATCGCCAGCCATCAGATGATGAATGCTGCTGATCGCAGCATCGCAGCCGATGAGCGTGACGCCGGTCGGGTTGCATGTCGCGAGGATGTCGTCCAGCTCGCTGAAGAACACATTCAACTCGCGCTCTCTAATCGAGCCNGAAGTATCGACCACAACCACGACATCGCCAGCGCCGAAGCCGGTGTACGTTGGCAAGTACACACCCTGTGTAACCAATCGCCGACGATGCGGCCGAGTCCACGTCGTTGCATCACGAGATATTGCTCGCGTGATGTGGTAGCGCAGTTTCTCCTGCCAACTCACCTGCGGCTTGAGGAAGTTCGACGCGAAGCGCTCCAGTGCTGCCGGCAGCTTGTCCATCGCCTTGGCCGCTTCCATCGCTGTCTGGATCGCACGCTTCAGCTCGGCGTTGTTGATGTCGCTCACAGCATGAATGTGCACGTCCAGTG